GCTGTGTAACCGAGTGACCAGAACTCACCGTTCCATTTGAGAGCAGGGAAAGGGCAACCTATCTTGAGTGCATCCTTAACAGCAGTGTGGCGAGGGAACCGAAGTGATACTCGGCGTGACTTCTTGGGCCAGCGTCTTGCTGAATCATTCTTACCATACCATATATCCTCGTAGACTTCTGCCTTGACAGTGTTACGAATGCGACCCTCTTCCTCAGTCACTATGTACGAGGCAAGTGTTTCTTCGTACAGCCTCTTGAGTTCATCAGGTTGGTTGATGGTATCAGCGTGTTCAGTCATGAACTCCATACACATAGCCATCACTTCTTCATCAAAGGACATGACATCTCGTAGAGAGGCTGGTTTCTTGCCAGTGTCCTTGAAGAACTTACGAAGGCGGCTTGCTAACTTGGACTGGTATGCTGCCTTGGCTTTCGCCTTGACGCCAATCTCAGTCATGTCCTTGAGGAAGGACTGAACATCAACATGGTCAGGAATACCACACATCTTCATGAGTGTAGGTATCTGAGTCTTACTGTATTTGTAGAAACGCTCTGCTGCTTCTTGGTACTTAGTCTCAGGTATGTACTCAGCGTGATACAACGAGTTGAAGAATGGGGCATCAGGTTTGTTCGGCCCAATATCATCCTTCTCTCCCTCAACATGCACTTCGCAGAATTGGTCTATCAGTTTGCTCATTATCTCTGGGGTTACTAACTTCTTGCTTTGCATCTTAATCATCTCCATATATTCTGCTGCCTTAAATAGCGACCTCATCTTTTGTCGTGTAGGACCATGTTATATCGTGGGGGTTGAGCATCAAAGTGAGCGAGTTGACCATATCATCTCTCTCCACCTTATTGGAATATGACCATGTGTATGTAGTCTCTGCGGGTGTATCTCCAACGCCCCATGTGTCGGGCCAGTTAATGACTGCATCAAGTATGTACATCAGTAGTCACCTTCTTCTGTGTGTATATCCATGTCAACATCTTCATACATGAGTACATCAGTAACTGAGTCCCACTCTGTACGGACTTGTACTACAGGGACTTCAATGGATTCATCCACTGGCATGAGTACAAGAGTAGGGTGTGTGGAATAGATGGTGTAAGCATGAGCAGGTATGTCAGGTTCTTCAGGGCTTATGTAAGCAGGTAAGATGTATAACTTGTCAGACATAGTTATGCAGTCCACGGCGCAGACTGCATGGACAGTATTTGTATCAGTGTCTACAACATCGACACCTCCATTCATGTCTATGCCACAAGAGTAGCAGTAGGTTTCGTATTCAGGCTGATAGGTTGATGGTTGAGGTTCCATGTTGGTTGATGAAGTGCTGCTTTATATATCAACGATAATTCCTTACCCCTATGTCATGCAGCATAGTTAGTGAGCGTGTGCTTACTTAACATTCACATTGGCAGTCGTTGCGTAGTCTACCTTCAGCGTAGTCTGCCTTACCTTGATACTCAATCAGCAAATCATTAACAGCGTGTGCAATCGCTGTATCGTTGTTCGCTAACCACTTCGTTACTATGTCTGCGCTCTCGTCTGTATGCTTATTGTTAGGCATAGAATACCCTACCCTTGGGCCTTACATAAGGCTGCTGAGTATTTATTGCCACGCAGTCATGCGAACAGAGAGGTCAGGTAGTATCGTTGTCCGGTGAATCCGATGTATCGTTTGTACTTCGTATTGTTGTATTGATATTGATACCCGCCTTAGATATTATGTTGAGATATGTATTGTATAATGTAAGAACAATACATCGTACTACTAAGACAACACTCTATTCTTCAGGGCGTCACATGTCTGCGTGTTATTCATCTCCATGTCTTTGCGTTCTATGCGTATACTATAGGGGCACGACAAACAGCATGGCTGAATCCATGCAGCCAAGTCTTAGGTGCGCCCATTATATCAGGAGGGACTGGGGCTGGAGTTCTCTCGCCTTCGGAGAGAATATCTCATGAGTACGAGGTCTAATCATGGGTCAGAAAGACCCACCCATACGGATGGAAGATGGAACGACAGGGGTATCGCATCCCCCGAGCGAAGCGAGGGGCAGCGGCGCATAGCCGCTTTTCGAGCGAAGCGAGAGCCTTCGGCGGGCGTGCGTAACAAGGGATTTTGTCAATAAAAAAAGCCCCCACCCACCCCGAAGGGTGAGCAGGGGCGGATTCTCCAGATACTGGAGTGGTCAGGCTCGTGGTGGCCTACTCAAAGGTTGCTGAGTGCAGCAACTGTGACTGCCAAGCGAGCCTTGCTCATCTTGTTCGCTGCCTTAGCGGCCATGCCGAGTGCGACTGCTTGCTTCACAAGGTCAGCCTTGGACACCTTTGCAGAAACGCTGGACTGCGCCGCTACTGGTGCAGGTGCTGGGGAAGCACGAGCAGCATCAGCAGCATCACGAGTTGCCTGAGCAGTTGGTGCATCAACTGCACCTTGGCGAACATGGGCAAGACCAGTGGACTTCCATGTGTCCTTGTCAGCGGCCTTGTGCCAGTCAGCCTTAGCGGGGTGGTTTGCAGCAACCCATCCATTGACTGCCTTGCGACGAGATACGAAGGAGCGCAGTGGGCCATCTGTAGCCATGGTCCATGTGCCGTCAGCGTTCTTGACATTTGGGCGAACATCATCAGCGAACCAGTGCTCACCAGCAGCGACTTTCTCTGCAAGGCGGTTAGCACGATTTGTGCGCTTCATCGACCAACGGAACGACGAGATAACACGGATAGCGATTGGTTTGCTGGTTCCACTGTAGGTGGAGGTGACACTCAGGAACTTGCCCAAAGCGATACGGCCCATTTCGGAGGGAACCGGCATAGTCGAGCAGTCCTTACGAGGTTGCATCATTTCGCATACATCTACAGCGAATGCTTGTACTTGAGCGAGGGTGTACTTGACAGCATCTGGAAGGATGCCGAAGCCCTTGCTTGGGGTAAGGTCCATGCTGAGGGTAAGTGTTTGCTTGCGTGACTGCAAGAAGGTACTCACCTCTGCAAGTACATGGGTGGCTTGTGCCTCCCATGTAGGGTTGGTCGTTGGTGTGGCTGTGGTTGCGGTGGTTGGTGCGGTTGGCATCATCATCTCTCCAGTACGCTATAATATAATGCTGCCTTATATATCAACCAAGGTTAATCGTGCTACGCATCGTTAGTTACGGTAGGCGGGTTACGCCGCAAGGAGGGTGGCAATCGCCACCCGTATGGGTGGGGTTCAAGGGGCGTGGCTTGTGGCTCAACGCTGCACTGAATGGCAGAGCGTAGAGCAGCATCTCGTTTGCGACAGGTGGCGTAACCTAAACGCTGTACTGCTCAGCATAAGGCCGAGCAGTGTAACGGTCTATAGAGAGCGGTAGCCTGAAGCCCCACTCGTGAGAGCGAGGTAGGCTCAACCGAGCAGCGCCACGCTGCTGTGCAGCGTTGTGCTGCGGCTTAGTTACGAGGCAGTCGTCAGGCGGGCGTGGCGTAGCCGTGAGGCAGAGGCAAACAGGCTTGCAGTGCCTTGTTACGCACCGTAGTTACGCCCTGCTTAGCCGGAGGCTTGTAGTTACGCTTCTTAGTTACGCTTCTTATGACCACACGCAGCGTTCCAGCAAAAAAAAATTGAAAACAAAAATTGACCTCTGCGTAGTCCTTCGTTTTCCGCATAAGTAATAGTGTAGTTACGCATCCGATTGAATATGGCCGATGCTTTTTCCGTAGCATTTTCTATTCTCAAGGCTCTCAACCCTTCACCTCATCACATGGATGAAGGGCTTGACGAAGAACAGATGCGCCACTTCGGAAACATGCAGGGAATGAAGCAACGCTTTAGCGGTAGTCCTTCTTTTGCTCACAGTAGAGAAACATTACCACCTCAACCGGAGCCTGTCGATAGAACTAATCCACGAGGAATCATAGACACCCGTATGATTCAACCACCACCCACGAGGCAAGAGAAACCTATAGAGAAAGCGTGGCGGGTTTTGAAAGCAGAAAGTCTTGACGAGATGGAACTTAAACATAAAAATGAAAGAGAAGCACTTCTTCAACAACACTCCAATGAAACGGGTGTTCCTAATTTATGGTTTGACCCTCGTATTCTTAGTGACCCTCAATTTGAGCGACAAAATCAAGAAAGACTCAAAATGATGCAGATACAAAATCAAGAGTCAACAGAGCCAACAGAGGATTGATTATTATGAAACCATTTAACACTGCTTACACTGTTTTGAAATATAATACCAACATAGTCCCCAGCGCACATATTGAACAGGCTCAAGACCAAATGATGAACGATGGTTCATGGGATGAAAAAGGTAATTTTTCTTTCCCGCCACAAGGCACTCCTGACCCTTCTCAAAACCCTCATGGTATGAGGTTAGCAATCAATCGTGGCCCACCCGGAGACATGGGGCAAAGGTCGCATGAAAAAATTAACCAATTTAGAGAGAGACCTCAGCGACAGTATGTAAACCCTGTTGGTCCTACTAAACTCGTACCAACCAATTTTAGTACAGCGGAGCAACACAGAAATCGGCCTCACGGACCTGAATATGGTTATTTTACCCAAGCCGAACCACCTTTTGATACTTCAGGTAAAAGAGTAGAAGGGACATCCGATGCGGAACACGCCTCTAATCGTAGACAATGGGCAAAATTATCACGAGAAGAACTTGCTGAGCATAGCGCACAGAGAGAACTTCAACCACAAGTAGGTGACATCCATATCCCCCGTGGTGAGGACATGTCTGACCCTGCATTCCAAAAGGCGTGGACAGTTTTGAAGGAGGAGGAGTTCCCAACACATTGTCCTATGCATGGTAACAAATTAGAAATGACGGGTGACACCGCTTTGGATAAAGAGGTGGGACCATCATGGTGTCAGGCTTGTGCCGACCTACCCGCTAACGAGCGTGATTAGATGTGTCTCCTTTTGAAGAAGCCTACTCTTTATTGAAAGCAGAAGTATTACTTTGGCCTAAAAAGTTTGATAACCAACATTGGATGATGAAAAAGCCCGGTGCGGGTGGTTTTACTTTACAAGGTAAGAAAGGTGATAGCAAGGCATTTGTGTCTTTACCTAATCTCGCTGGTGACTATGGGAAAAGTTCTCAGCATATGACAGACGAAGAACTACAGAATGCTTTTTTGGAAACAGATGCTCACGAAACTATGCATGAAACACTGGGAAACATTGGAGAGGGTTATGATAAACCTCTTCACAATGAATACCCTGCCATGGTAGCGGAGTATCTTCAATACGCAAGACGACCAAGAGAGCAAATCCCAAGTAACGATAAAGTAAGTCAATTGTTAGATGAAGGTGTGGATGATAGAGAGATTGCTATGCAGGTCGCTGGGCAACTTGCTCCTCTGCACCAACAAGTATCACCGGGTCAAACTTACGGTGGTATTGCTCGTGTTGTAACCGGGCCACCAAAAGAATCCTACGATGATTTCCAAACAGGCGAACCAATGGACATCGCTATGCGGCTGTTGAAAATGCCACTTATTCCCGAAAGTGTAAAGGAAACAAGCCCTAATCAATTTGAAGGGCAGTTTTACAATCCTACAACAGATAAAACCCATCGCCTCGCAGGTAGCCGCCTTCAGGATGGTCAGGGGAAATATAGTAACATTACATTAAGTGCATACCCAGCCGAAAATGAAAAGGTGGATGTGGGCGACCCTTATCAAGCACCTATGACAGATAGAGAAGGTACTCCCATAGTTGGTGGTACTGGTTTCAATAGTTCTCCCTCCGGCGATTTATCGGCCCACGCTACATATTTGGAGGCACCATACAGGCGACAAGGTATGGGGACCGCTATGTACGAAATGGCTAATACAATGGCAGGTCAACAGCAAAACATCGTTCCTTCAAACTCTCAAAGTTTTGCCGCACAAGAGATGTGGAAAAATAAACTACAACCTCAAGTTCAGCAACCTCAAGTTCAACAACAACAACAAATCCAAACAGGCGAACCAATGGACATCTCTATGCGGTTGCTCAAAGAGGAACCTATCTATTTGAGAAATAGTGCTGAACTTGCTGAATTAGCAAGACAGGGTGATGAAGAGGCATACGATGAAATGATGCGTCGGTTAGAAGATTATTACAATGCTAATGAAATCACCGGCGAAACGAGTATGGAGAATAACTTAGATACTTATGGTATGGAAACTGGTAATAATCCATACAAAAGACCACTTGGTTATAATCCACCAAATAGGCATGGAAACCCTGTTGTTATACACCAAAGACCTCAAACTCCTATTCATCCCGACAAAGAACTTCACGGCTGGCAATATAAAAACGCCAGCGAACCAATGGACATCACTATGCGGTTGCTCAAAGAGGCTATACCAGTCGAGCCGCACTCACGAGAGCAAGACGATTTCAAAGCATTTAGAACAGTACCTACAAGTCGTGTTCAACAAATACTGTTAGAAGGACTCCAACCTTTGCCTTTAGACAAGACGCATAAAGAAAGGGCAGGGTCTGATTTTAGCCGGGTTAATTACGGATTGGGTATACCTACGGATAATTTGGATATGGAAGATTTTAACGAGGATAATGAACGCAGAAAGCGTCGGGGGAAAAGCCCAATTCCTCTTCGCCCCCCTCAAGAAAACGCAATTTGGACTTTTGGTAAAAGGTCAAAGTTTCCAAAACCTTTGCACGAAGAGATGATAGATGAGGATTCCCACAATCAATTAACCAGTCCACTTTTGATGGCTCAACATTTTGGTGACAAGTTCGTGCCAAGTAGACCTACGAGCATCATTGGTTCAAGGGTCAAGCCTCCGGGTAGAATTATTGAAGATAGAGAGTTTGGAAGAGAGCAGGGGATTGCGAGGCCACAGGCTTCATTTAGACCGATTGCACCTGAACACCTTGAAGAAGTAACGCCGATTGATTGGGATGGTAACCCGATAAGTTATAACGACTACACTTTGAAACTTAGCGAACCAATGGACATCGCTATGCGGTTGTTGAAAGCCCCTTACGATATAGATGGTGAAGTTTATGACCAACTCTATCAAGGTGGAAGAGAAGGAGATGAGGATAGTGGATATTGGCCCAGTGGTCATACAGAAGCATTAACTTACGCTTTAATGGGGTCAGGCCAAGACAGGGGTATGAGAAACGACGGTACTCCCCAAATTAGGATAGCCCCTGAAACAGAAGAAATGCATCGCCTCACTTCTGACCCGGAAACTGGATATGTGGGTATTGCTGATAAGAATGCTTTTCCTCATGAGATTCAAAGTCGTGAAGAAACAGCACAAAATGTTGAACAGTTGTTATCGGAATTGAAAGACGACCCTTACGCTGATGATGATGATGTGGACTCTGCGTATAATGAAACTCAATCAGATATTGCTCCTTTCATGGACACAGGTGCAAGAGATGTAAGTAATGCAAAGAGAATTGCTCATATTGAAGAGATGCTTAACAGAGTAAGGACAGGCGAACCAATGGACATCGCTTATCAGTTGTTAAAAGCACCCATGTGGTACGGTGATGGTACTGGTGGATTTGAAAGAGATGAAGGTGTAGAACAAGAGCCACCATACAATCCTGATTTCACAATGTTAGAAGATATGAAAGGCCCAATGGACCCTGCGACTTCTCAACAAGCATGGGAATCTGAAGATGGGTTTGCTCGTGGTATTGCTAAACCTGACCATGAAGATGGGACTTGGAAAATCTCTCACTTTGAAGTAGCCGATGATTTTCAGGGTTTAGGAAATGGAGAGACTTATCTTCAAGAGTATATTGAGAGATTACGAGAAGATGAAGAAATTGATGTACATTGGAATCCTTATGAGATTCATGTAACTCATGTTGACCCACCTGCTAATGGGTTTTGGAATAAGATGGTAGACAGAGGAGTTATTCATGCGGCGCACGAAACTCCTTGGATTCGTAGAACCCTCAATGGAGAGAATACATTTTCACATGCTTACACTCAGCATCATCAAAAACCATACAAGTCTTAGACGCCTCTTTAACCACTATCCTTTTATCAAGCAACATCATCAGAGGGTTCATGACGGCCTTCATAGAAGCGTTTGCTATTCTGAAAATGAACTATAGTGTAGATAATTTACTCCACTCTTTATTGCAGAAAGGTCAGATGGAAGATGCCTCTCAGTTGCGTCAAATGCGTCAGTTTGTTATGCATAATGAAAACTCTGCTGACCCAGCAAAAAGACACGCTGCTGAAGAGATGTACGAGCACTTAACTCGTTTGATGTCTCATGTTTCTAATCCTATGGCTTCTCATGAATCTCCTGAGATGCCACAAGTTCAAGGATTCAACGCACCACCACCTGAAGGCCCACGCCCAGTAGGTCAAGGTGGACAGGCTGCTCAAGTTCAGCAACCAGCACAACATCCAATGATGAAGGCTTGGCTTTCCCTCAAGAAAAATGTAATTGGAATACAGGAAACAGGTCAAAGCGGTACACCTGTTCAATACAATATGCCTCCATCAATTGCATCATTGTCTCAAAGAGAGCAAGTTCCTGAAATGCAACCAAAAGGACTCTTTGGTAGAATGAAACCAACTGGTGAAATGAACACTGGTCCAAGACCACCTTCTGCTTTAGATGAACAAGGACAGCCGGTTTATCCAGTTCAAAACAGACTGGGAGAAGGCGCTGTTCAACAGAATCCTGAAAATCCTATGGATGGATTAGGGGGTATGGGTCAAATGATGAAACCTCCGGGTGCTGAAGTAACTCGTATGCCACACCCTAACCCATTCCCAGTAGATGTAGCAGACACGCACGCTATGGGAAACTTCCAAGAAGAAAACCCATCCTTCTCCGGTAGAGGATTTGAAGAAGGCAACACATCCGCCTTTTATGGTGGACCTTCAAGGACAAAGGCTTCACAAGGCGAACTTTGGGGTGGAGATAGACTTACTGATTATCGGCCTACAAGTGTGATTCCCGGTGGAACACAGGGCGACCAATTTGCTGGTTATTGATAGGTCACCAATTTACCCCGAATATAGATTACAATATACTCAGTTAAAGCGATACGCTTTTGTTTAGACCCGACTTGGGATTAGTTAATGCCGAGTGAAAACTACGACTTCACTCCTTGGGATTCCGAGGATGATATTCATAAGTTTATTCCCGCTCTACTTCTTGGTGCTCGGGCTATGGGTGGTAAACTGCTCGGTAAAATCGGACTCGGTGGTGCTAAAGGTGCTGCTAAAGTTGGTGTCAAGGGAGCAGGTGCTGTTGCTGGAGAAGCAGCAACTGGCGCAGCCGCTGCAACAGAAGCCGTAGGTACTGGTGCAAAAGCCGCAACAAGTGCTGCTACTGAAGCAGTAGAATCTGTTGCACCTAAACCTGACTTGGGTGCGAAAATGCCCAGCGCCGAAGTTACTACTCCCGAAGTCCCTGCTGCCTCAGAACCACCTGTTCCTGAAGTAGAAGCAGCACCTGAAGCGGCTGCTAAGAAGAATAACAAACAGATGGGAGCACAAATGGGGATGATGGCGATGCAGGGGGGTGCTCAAAAGAAGCAAGCACAGGAGCAAAGGGCTATGGACACGGCCCGTCGTGGTGCATCAATTCAGACTGGTGAACCTATGCGTATTGCCTATCAATTACTCAAGGATGATGAAGATGAAGTTCCTGACCCTCACAAGTTCAAAATGTCTCCTGAAGATATAATAAATGCTTACCGAGAAAAAGCACAAAGAATCAAAGAAGATAGAGATAAACTCTTTGAAGAAAGTGAGAATGTCCCTATGGGGCTACGAGAAAAACACCCCGGTGACCAAACAGAAAATCTTGAACCATTCTCATCAAATAGACAGTATTTTCCTACAACACAAGTTCACCAAGATGCGACTGAAGGCATACAAAGACGAGTCAATCCGGGTAAAAACAAAGAAGGAACATTTGAAGGCTTACCATTTGAGCCTTCAAGTTACTTTACTCGTAGCGAACCAATGGACATCGCTTGGCGTATCATGAAAAGCGGATTATCTTTTCCTACCGACGACGACGACGACGACGATAAAGAGAAAAAGCCATTTTTTGATGAAGAGTTCTTGGCTCATAAGAAAGAGTATGAGGCTACGACCTCCAAAGACGACCAATACACAAATCATATTCTCGACGCTGGACCTTACTGGACTTTAGATGAGCGGCAGAAAAAGGTAGTAGACGCTGCGCTCAAAATACCCGAAACTCATCCAAATCAGCGTCACGGCATAAGCAACTACGCAAGGGAAGAGGCTCATGACATGTGGGGTCATTTTAACCACTTATTCAAACATGATAGTTTTCAAATCCCTGACCATGAGTATGATAGAGCAGAAACCATCATAAACAATTTTGGAAAACTAATTGACGGGCATATGTCGGACCCCAATGCCGACCAAAGCATGGAGTTCATGGATGATTTTAGTAACCCTGAGCACCCTTGGACTAAAGCAATAGAATCCTATAATGGGCCATTATCAACTGGTACTAATGATTGGCAAACGAAAAACACAGGCGAACCAATGGGCATCGCTTATCAGTTGTTGAAAGAAAATGATGTTCCTTATTCCTCTAATGACCACCCCGTTCAATTAACAAGCACACAAAATCCTCCACAAGAAGGATTGGAAATACCGTGTACATTGTGTGGAAAATCTAATGCTATATTATCAGCAAGATGGGCAAATCCTATTCGTAGTCAAGATTACACTCATCATATGTGTCGTGATTGTGTTGAACAATATGATATGCAAGGGGTGGTTCATGAACCGGATGTAAAGTTAGCAGGGTCACCAATGGAAATCGCTTATCAGTTGTTGAAAGATGAAGTTGATGTTTCAGGACAACACGCTGCAAAAAATGACCCACGCTTTTGGGATGTCATGAGGCATTATGGTAAACAGAATCTTGATTTGGTGGATAAACCATTCTATCCTTATGATAAATCATTAGGTGAAATGTCACCTCAAGTAGATGAGTTAATGGATTCATATGGTTACTCGCCATATTACTTTGGTGGGAGATACCCTAATCCCGATTTAGGTAAGAAAAATTATGAGTCAGGCCATCTTGCTATTTTTGACCCCGGAGTTGAGGCGGCATCATTCGGAGATGAGCAATTTACAGGTAACTGGCGTAAAGTACACGAACTTGGGCACGCACTTGGTCTTGAAGATTTGAATGCAGAATGGGGAGAGGGTCGTAGACTTGGTAAATTAGGAACGAGAACTCCTCGTGAAATGTTAAGAGCCGTAGATTGGGAAACAAAGGCGATGGGAAATCAGAAGAAACTGATGGAAGAGATAGGATTACCATTTAAGGAATCAGAATATAATCGTGATTGGAATACTACAATCGGAGATGCTGGCTTCCGAGCAATAACTGGTAAGTTTACTTCTCCTGATAAAGAGGGATTTGAACCTCACACTGAAAAAGTGCCAGTAGATATAGCCATGCGTAAAGTTAGAGAAAGGGCTGCTGAACTTGGACTTGATATGGATGAGACGCTCCGTGACAAGAGAGGTGGCTCTCGTAAAGTAGCGAGCGAACCAATGGACATCGCTTGGCGATTGTTAAAAGATGATGATGTTCCTGATATGGCTAACTTTGATTCACCTTATCCTGAAGATACAAGAGTACCCGAATTATCAATGGATGATTTGTTTAGATTATTACAACACCCTAATGAAAGAATCGCTCATAAAGCAAATGAAGAAATGCAAATGCGGTCTATGGATGCCGAAGGCTCTAATCTACCATATGACCCAATGAATACACCTGCGGGAGAAGTTGCCGCTTTTTACGAGCCTCAATTTCAAGATTTAGATTATGGTTATGGAAATAAGCAACCACCTGATATGGATGGTGATTATAATGAAGAGGGCCATGATGAGTCTTACAGCCATGAAAGAGCAGGTGATGTAGACGAGGCTATGCCGGGTGATATAGACCAACACCCACCTTTAGCCGCTAAGTATCAGCATCTAAAGGAAACTGCACCTCCTGAAGTATCGCAAGGGTTTGCAGATAGAATAAAAAATTACTTTGAAGGGAACACTAACAGAATAAAAATACCGGAATTAGGTCTTGATTTACCACCCGCATATAGTCCTAATAGACCAAAAGGTACGCTATATTCCACAGATGAAATAATGTCTGAAAGTGATAAGATGAATGAGGCTCTTAGAATGTACCCCGGCCCTACAGCGACTACAGGGTTTGACGATAATTGGCAAAACAAGTTGGCAAGCGAACCAATGGACATCGCTTATCAGTTGTTGAAAACATGGGTAGGTGTAAGTAATGGGTAATGTACATGTTATCAAAAAGGAGCGTAAGTCTCCTGAAGCCTTTAGACGCAAAAAGGAATATGATACAGAATATGAATCATCTCCTGAGAGAGTCCAGTATAGAGAGGATTTGAATAGAGAGCGTAGGCACAGAGGTATGTATGGCGACCACTCACACCGAGATATTTCGCACACCGAGGGTGGTAAATTGACTGTAGAAGGCGAGCACGAAAACCGAGCAAGGCATTTCAAGGACAAAGGAACGCTACGCCCATTGACAAAATCAATGAGGCAAGACCTTGAGTTATTGAGAAACTTAATGGGTGGGCCAATGGATGAACAAGATAAAAAAATTGCACAGGCTCTCATTACTTCATTAGATGAATACAATACTGAGACTGAAGTTGAAGATAAATCTGATTTGAGCCATCCTTACCCATTCTAAGTTGTCTAAGTAGTACGATGTATTGTTTACACACAATACTATTCTTTTAATTAAGTATTCAAAAGTATAAACAATACATCGTACAAGTCGTACAACACCCTTAGCAACCTTTATGGTGACCCCCTCAGTGGACAAACCAGTGGACAAAATGACGAGTGAAGCAGAACACGATGCGGAAATACGCCTAATGGGATTGATTCTTGCTCAAAGTGCATTAGTAGGAGTAGGAATCGGAATCTTTGATGCTGAAGTATGGTTAATGAATGGTACGCCTTGGTTAAATGGGTTTACTTATGCTATGGGTGCTTTCTTTGTTCAAGGTATAGCATACTATATTTTCAAAATGTTCTTTGAACAAAACCTACAAGAAAAGGTTAGAATCAATAATATGGAAAAATCTCGTGTTCATCAATCAAGAACGATGCAACAAAACTTTGACTCTCGTAGAACAGACATGGAGATGCGTATGCAAGAAGCCCAACTTGAGCGAGAACTAAGATGGATGGAGGCTAATCCGGGTCAGATGCCACCTTCGTGGGGTGTTCAAGGTGGTGCTCAATCTATGGTTGGTATTTACGACCAGCAAGGTGGCGGTGCAGCAACTTTTGATGGTAGTCGTATTCCTACACATGAAGCAAAGATACAACAACCACTCACTCTTGGGATAGAAGGGGAACTTCCATTGAAGTCTGATGGTACTCCTGACAAGCGTTACCAAAAGAAAGAGTGAGGTATATGTATGGGGCGCATCTTTCGCACACCCTCTGACGATGCAACTGAGAGCACCTTGCGTGCTATTCATATCGCAAACACAGTTGATACTACCTATGAGCGTGCTTGGGGTTGGATTAAGACTGTATTAGCATCTTTACTTACAGCACTCATAGTGAGTGGGGTGGAGTTTTACAATCCTGAATATAGCGTATACGAAAACACGATTGATTGGACTGTTAATAAATTAAATGATTTCATTCAATGGCTAAAATGGTGGGATTGATGTATGGTAGACCCCGGCGGTACAGCCTTAGTTGGTGCGGCGATGTGGGGTCAAAACCTCTATAATTCATATAAACCAAGAAAAGTCGGCATCTACGGAGCACCTCTTGTTGGTAAAACAACTCTTGACCGTTATCTTACAACTCCCGGTGAGATGGAAGAAATTGAAGAAGAGGATAGGACTATTCATAGTCGTATACTAAAATTAGGAAAATATAGAATGCCTAAACCAACGAGGAAAAGAGTAGGGTGGCAAGGCGAAAAAAGAGTGATTTATTCTTCAGATATAGGGGGACAGGAGAGATTTTGGAATCTTTGGATTGAAGATATGGTGACGAGAGGAGTAGAAGCCGTCGTCTATTTGTTCGATGAAAGAGCATTCAAAGGTGGTGATGATGGCTTACAACAAATCGCAGGTTTTCGTTATCTTGTTGATTGTTTAATCAAGCGTAATTATCGCTATCGTTCTTTTTTATCAAGATTAAAAGGTAGAAAATATCATCCTAAACTGGTTATGCTTGTGGCAAATAAGGCAGATAGATTCTTTGATGATACAGCATCTAAGTTATGGCATGATGGAAGAATAGGGGAACACAAGATATTTGACCCATTTAGAGATGATTTAATCAGATTACAGAAAGCGGGTATTCCTACTCGCAGGTCTTTCATGGCTACAAGGATTGGATGGAATGTAGAAAAGACAATGGTTAGTCTTTTGACTACATGACCAAATAAATGACCCCATAGGTAGCCTTTTGAATAGTAACCCATTCGGTGTAAATATGTCAGGTAAGAACTCGTCTACAACTTTGGTCTCCACAGGCGGGGGTAGCCGTAGTCTAAGAACTACAGTACCCATGTGGATTGTAGAACATTTTGACCTCGGTGCTGGTGATAATGTTGATTGGCGATTCATAATACAAGAGGGACAGATAGTTGTAGTAATGACTCCTACGGTAGAACAGGTCGTGGTAATATCGTAATGTGGAGTCCTCAACCAAAGCAGTCACTGAATGAGGCTCAGTTGTCTACTTTAGCATTACAAGGTAATGAACAACTCACTCAGGCTGCTCTTAAAGAAATGCTAATGGCTCAACAAGGAATGCAACAGGCTGCTGAAGCACAAAACATTGAAGTTCCTAAAGTCAATTTTTACCCAAGTCGTAACGGTGACCCAAGAAAGGCTCGTAAAAAGGACATCAAACAAGCATATAGATTACTACAACCAGCAAAGCGTTCAGTGTTAAATCCAATGAGAACTGTGTTTGGTCGTAAGTATCTTTACAATAAAGATACCGGGACTTGTGTGGTCGATGGTTGTAACTGTGCTAACTTAATTCAACATGATAATCTTTACATGCGTATTTGTGATGATGAAACAGGGCGCTCACTATGGGAAATGTATTGGCAGAACCCAGTCACTGGACAACCTGAAGCATTTGTTGCTCAAGATAGAGTAACGAGTGGCAGTAAATTGAGAGGTACATACTGTCCTGAACACATGCATCTCTTTCATTTACTGGTTAAGTGGGAAGCAGAAGAAGATAAACAAAATGAGATGAACCCGAGCCGCCTTCGTGATAAAGTGAAAAGAGGTGTCTCTATAGTTACAGTTCCTATTTCATCTGTCAAAAAAAATGACCCAACTCCGGCTATGCTACAGAAGTATGAGCCATTTTTTGCTGAGTTAGAAAAAGATTCAGGTAAAACAAAGGGTATCAATGTGCTCCACTATGCTAATCCAATCACTGGTCAAAACGATGTTACAATGGTTGTGTTTGATTTGCGTATATTCCAATTAGAACTTCAACAAATGAATAATCCTACACAAGAGTTTCAAACACTCTTAAATAACGAGGCTATTAAAATACAACAGAACCTTGATGGTGTAGTGTCTGCTGGGGAGGTATGATACGATGTTTAACCTTGGAGCACAACCACAGCAAAATGGCGGAATGAATCTCTCTCAAACAAGCGGTGGAGGAGTAAACTATGGGATGCAACAACCACAGAGTAATTTTTCTCTTGGTGCTCAACCTATGCAACAGCAACAAAACTCATTTATGAATGGTATGATGGGTATGACACCTCCGCAGCAGCAGCAAGTTGCTCCTCCGACTGAGATGGAATTGATGGGAGCATTACTCCAATCCCAAAATCCAATTCATCGCTTCATAAAAGATGGTGGTCTTGGTAATCTTATTGATTTGATTGCGGCTACAACCAGTTTGAGTATGCTGAACATTCTAAAAAATGCTACATTCGTTATTGATGAAGATGAGGGTGGGATGAAACTTGACCCTGCAACTTTACCTTCTGAATTACAAACTCTAAGCATTGAAAATATAAGCATGGTACTCAATAACATGGTTGCTCAAAGCAATCAAAAGTTCCAAGAGGCTGAAATGCAGAGGCAACAGATATTTGCTATGTCTCAACAGTCAATGATGGGTGGTGCTTTAGCCTCTGCTATGCAAGATGAAGGGATGATGAATAAAATGGGCGGCGGAATTGGTAGTGTCGCTCGTGGGTTAATTGGACTACCACGATAAGGTGAATATAATGGCACAACCAAATAGTATAACTGATTATATGAATAGAGGGACTGAAGCGAGTATTACTATATTTTCTCCATCAAGAAGCGTAATAGTAGATATGATTATGATTCAATTTATTGCTATCATTATATCGTGTTTTAGTATACTTATTTTCAAAGGAGATTCAATGAATAGTAGTGACTTGAGTATATTACTGGTTGGTATTTTTGGCTCTATGGTATTTTTATCAACTTTGTATTCAAGAATCACTCGTTGACCACTTATCTATAGGGCATGAAACTGAGGGTGCGAGAGCCTTTATTTTCATGACACAACTACACACCCGGCATGTCCCCATTCTTTTTTGCATATATGGGCAGTCATAACATATATTGAGACGCTTCATGTATTCATCTGTTGAGACTCTATTGCCTCGTAGTGCATCTTTTGATGCATTGATTAAATCTTTCCCCCTCTCTTTAAGAGGCTGCTTTTTAACTCTCTCATAAGGTGGGAGCATGTTACTCCGAATAGGTTATTAGGAAAAAGGATTATGGGTGATGCTGCTTTAAGCCGTTCATGGCGGAGGGCGAGTCTGTATCAAAACGGTCTTGTCCTCTGTGTCAGCACCCAAGTCGTGAGGATTTAGAAAAGGGCCTTCTTGATGGCGAAATCTCTTCAAAACAATTAGACAAAGATATGGGTTGGAGACTGAATACGAGTGACCGTCATTTCCGAAATCATATGGGTCAATTTCATATGGCTTCAAACCCCCAATGCAAAGTTTGTGCTCATGTTGAAAGAGCGGATTTTGAAAGAAGATTTTTTGACGATGGTTCCCAGTCTGAAAGTATTGCTGAAGAAGTTGGAATCGCAGAAACATCAGTATATCATCACATGAAACATCATTTTCAACCATTAGTTCAAAGAAGTGCAGCGGCTGAGATAACATTAGTTGTAGGAGAGGAAGTCAATGCACTCAGGTCAAATGTTGAATTGCTCAATCTTAAATTGTCTGAATTGCTCAATGAGGGTAGTGTCCACGAAGATGGATTCGTTAGAGATGCGGTGTCACTGCATAAAGAAGTCCGAGAGTCAATAAAGGATTTATTGAAGATGAATGAAACATGGAGTCCTACAACTGAGAATAATCAAATTAACAATACAATTAACATTCTCAAAGTTGAACTCGGTAAAGAGAGTCCTGATTCATGGGCAAGGATTCGTAGCCAGTTATTAGAACACGCAGGTGATATGAATTGATGGCAGTACCTGTTCCTGATTTGTTACAAATGACACATCCGGGTTATCCTCTTGTTGAAAGGGATATGCATATATCTCAACAGAATGTCCCTATCTACATTGATTTTTGCCGTTGTGTTTTATTACGGTTCGAGCATTATGGAGAAATGACAATTATTCCTCCTGACCTTTTCAAACACCTAACTAAAGCATTCCATACTGTCTTTGAAGATGATGAACCCGCAACTTTTATTCCAGCCTACAATATACTCCCTCGTTTTCTTGAGGAGTTTGACTATGTTATTGACAGTATGATAACGGCGTTTCCTAAAGAGACAAAAATTAGGTCATTTTATAGAAATATGGCCTCTCAGTTGCGACAGTGTTTTGAGTATCATATACAGGGGGGTAAACTATGACGGGGGGGATGATGGGTCGAACCTCTGATACAAGGATATACAATCCTCGTTCAGAGTCCTCTGAAATGTTTGTTGCTAACCATGAGGATGAAAGACCTCCAAGTGGTGTTCAAGACGGTAAAGATAAAGAAAACCGTCGAGATAAGCGTCAGGACAAGAAAGAGGCTGAAGAGAAAGAGGATAAAAAAATCCGTCATATCAAAGTTCGCTCACATCATCTCGGGCTCGGTGGTAAAATACCGACAGAAGAAATGGATGAAGATGAGTCAGGTAAGGATGAGGCTGAGAAAGAGATTCACAATCAAACCATGCCGTCAGGTGCTGGTGGATTCATGACAAGCCTTGCTATGGGTGCTAAAGGGCCGGGTGCTGCTGGTGGTGAAATGATTCAAATGTCTGAACCAATGGATATGGCTTGGCAGTTGTTGAAAGAAGAATTACCCCATATTACTTGGATGAGTCCTCAGAAAATAACAGGATGGATTGATGGACATTTAATGATGTTTGGCTTACCTCGATGGGCTGCTAATAATCCTCATACAGAAAGCATATCTAATTTAGATGAACGGGGAAGCATACTGAATGACATTAACGATGTTTCCGGTAAAAATGATTATTCACCTCCTACTGAACAAGAGCAATTTACGAGTCAAATGTTTGACGAAAGTGGTAATTTGAAAGGCGAACCAATGAACATCGCTTATCAGTTGTTAAAATCAGATAGGTCAGTAGCACGACGAAGAAAGAAAGAAGGGTATGCAAAGTGGCGACCATCCACAGGACAATTTGAACGCCCAAAAGGTGGAGGTAGCCCTCACACGGCTACATCAAGGCGAGCAAAAAACATCAGTCGTAATCTCCCTGAAGGTAAGAAAACCGGAATACAAAGAGCGCATCTCGCTGTTGAAATGTCTCACCGTGGTCTTGCCAGTAAACAACCTATGTCGAAAGACCCACAAAAATACGGTGCTTATCAAGCCTCTCAAGAGGCTCGTAAATTACAAGGTGGTGTTAGAAGCACTTATACTCCTCATATGAGAAGTAACCAACGCTCATTCATTTCAGGTCAAACCGGCGGTGGTCGTTTGACAAACACTCTCCAATACCCTCGTGTACCAAGACCACGACTTCACCAAGTTCGTGCTCCGGGTATTGTTCCTCCTAAGATGAAAATGCCTCATCTTACTCGCCCTAAGATGCCGGGTATGGTGACGATGAGTGAAGATACTCCTCATCTTAGTGACATTTTGAAATCAGGTAATGCTTATCAAGCGGCGTTAATGCGAATTACTTTGAAAGAGATTCGTGAATTGATGCGTGAAAAGAAGGACAAAGACCGTAAACAAAAAGGAAAGGGTAATCCTGATGTTGCTGGAGCAGCGAGCACCTTACCAAATTATGAAGCAAATAATCCTAAAACAGCAACACGCCCTCAAGGTGGAACTGAAGATGAAAATGACTCACGCCTTTGGGGATTATCCCCCGGCGATTTAGTTGGCGGGAGTGGGCGAGTTTGAATATCTTAGTTCGCAAATCAATAATCCGCAAGGGAGACGGGGTATATGCATACCATGGTGGAGTTCCGCATCTTTTGACCGCTCCTCCTCCTGAAGCATTTCATCCTGATAAGGATATACCGGATGTACCTCTCTTCGCTCATTATGGAAATGCTAAACCACACCCAAATGGGCATCAAGGAATGGGAGAATTGATACCGGGTAACTTTGACAAAGGTAAACATGGAGAAACTGTTTATCTTGACCACGATGGTCAGTCTCACCATCATGGTATTGACGGAGTTTTACATTCCATTGGCGAAGCGTTGGAAAGAAACGGGATGTTGGGACAAAATCATCCTGAGTTGGGAGAACTTACTCCGCAAAATCTTGTTCAAAAAGCGATAGAAGAAACTAATCTTAATCACAAAGATAAGAGTGGTTATCATAATATCCCTGATGTAGATTCTATAGAACATCGTAAAATCCGTGTCGCTCCTTATGCCGGGAGAGATGCTTCTGTTAGACCTCATCGTTCTCAGAGTGGAGATTATATCACAGCCTACACGAACCGACCAAATCGTAAAGAGAAAGTTGGGGCTATGGTAGAATCATATGCTGTTCCTTACAATCACGCTCTTCAAAATATAATGGTGAAAACTCTTGGCATTCAAGATATGGTTGAGGCTGAGTATCTTCAAAGTCCTTACATTTCTATTGATGATTTACACCCTGCTGGTAAAAGACTCAAGGGTATGGGTGGCGATGTAATTGGTATGGGAGCACAGGGGTATTCATTACCTGACCATCATATTACAAACTCTCCCGGAGGTGTACAACATAGTGCTGCTCATACTGGAATCCAATCATGGGAAATTATGAATCATACTCCTGACTTCATGCACATGATGGCTGGTCGTCAACAAACTGGACCAAAGAACTCTATTGACAGTGCTAAAACTCATATTGCTGAGGCATTGAAAGTAATTGACCCTAATAAGATACCTGATGTTGATGTCCCGATTAACAGTACACCGGGAACTCTTGGAAATCCCCAATATACAATGATGAATCTTAGAACTGTCCTCAAAAGCCCCGGAATGTTAGACAACATGATTGGAGAGTTATCAAAAACTCCAGCGTTCAACATGCTTTTTGGTCGTATCATTAGTGGTAGTGCGGCAAAACCGGGTGTTGGAAAGAGAGCGTTTGAACATATCCTCCAAGCGTTTAGTCCTACTGATGGGGCTGGGGCGAGTTATGAAACAATGAATAGTCACACTTTACCGGGTCAACATTTAGAGACTCAAGAAGGTTTTACCCCTACTAAAAAATTAGGTACTCATAAAAATGCTGCTGCATTTTATGCCAAGGCTATGTTGAGTGGGCCTCATGAAGAACATGACAGTGCTCTGAGGGGTTATATGCCAAAAGATGCTGAAGGTAACATTGATGTTGCTGCTCTTCAGGCTATGGGATTGAATATCAAAAGCCATGATTCAGTAGCGCAGCGAAGAGCAGGTACAGAGGCTTTGGCTGATTTATTGAGTGAGGCTTTCGGTCACCAAACTCGTAGACAATTGCCTGAAGAGATGCCAAGTTCAGGCTTGGCTTCTCGTTATGTACAAGGTTATCCTGAGCAAATTATTGAACAATTACCCCCTCATATTCCTGTGTATAACGATGTAAGCATGTCTCCTGTAAATCGTGAGACTACCCCACGACCTGCTTCTACTGCTAAAAGACCGGAAGTAAGACCTCCTCCCCAACCATCAAGGGAGGTTGCTGTCGTTCCCCCAGCAACTGAAGCGACTCTACCTCCGCTACCTCCAAGGGGAACACCTCAATTCACACCTCAAAGCCCTGAGTTAGTTGCTGCGAGGCAACATGTAGGTCGTGCTGACCCAGCATCCCTGCGTCAAATTATGGAGGGTGCTGGTGCAAGAGTACCTCAAGGACAGGGGCAACAACTCTCTCCTCAAGAGCAACAGTATCAGCAAACAATGGGTGACCCTCGCCAACAATTACTCAGTCAATACATGAAAGGAGAAGATACCCATTTATCCCCAATGGATAGGGTCATGAAAGCGATGGAGCAAATGCAATTAGACGATGCTCGTAATGACATGAAAATCATGAAGCACGCTTTACCTCGTCAAATCAATGTAGCAGACGAGCATGGTATTCGCCATCTTGCTAAGAATATGGACTTAACCGCTATAGATGTGCGCTCAATAGCACACTCTGCTGGTGACTGGGAGCGTATTGCTAAGAGATTGAATGTTTCTACTGATGTCGTAAAGGTTGTCAAAGTAAATATCGGGGGTATCTGAATGGGTAGTGTCGGTGTTATTCGCAAAGAACTGCAACAGGTATTAACCCCAACAGGTCTACAAATGCAGTATGCAGTAGGTCAATCAAACTCTGCTCCGCAGTCAGTTGCTGGTGTAAATCCTGAAGGTATGGCTGGCCTTCAAACAAACCCAATGACTCAACAATTTGAAGCAAGACCGCAAATGGATGAATCCGGTAAAAATGAAATCGGAGTTTATGAAGGAGATAAATACGGCGCTAAGGCTCTAAACCAAATGAAACCCGAAGCCAGTATGAATGCTCAAACAGCATTTGACAGAGGTTCAAAATGGGGACAATTCGGAAATGAGTTCGGGACAGGACTTTCAACTGCGGCTGGTATCATGGGAGGAGCAGTTGCTCTCGCTAATGCTGGTGCTCAAGGCCAAGATGCATTTTCCGGTGGTTTGAATGCTTTCCAAATGGGACAAATGGCTCAACAGCAAACAAAAAAACCTCTTAGCGAAGGCTTAGGTAATGTAGGGGCGAATCTTGCTGGTAGGTCTGTTGGTGTGACTAAACCTGAAGTTGCTTCTCCTACTCCAGTCGCTGTAGCACCTCCTACTACTACTCATAATGAAAATGAAATGATAAACATGCGAGGTGCAAAAGGCCCAATCATGACTCAAGGGACTCAAGGTTTTGATGTTCCATTTGAAAGTGAAGCAGGGCGAAGAGTCGCTAATAAAAATACAGCGATAGCGCAAGGACACGACATGACTGTTAATACAAATGAAGCCGCAATAGACCCAATGGGACAACCAACTCATATAGGTACTGAAAAAACTGGTGTAGTAACTGGTGGTGGTCCTCAAGGGACTTTACCAAGTGGGGACATTAGACAAGATATTCAGAGTCAACAATTAGCGAATCAAAGTTTAGTTAATGTTGCAGCACCTCAAGTTGCAGAACCTACTACTGCTAAAAGTGGGAACACAATCGGTGTAGAGACTGGTCAAAAACAGTTACCCGGAGCACCCGACCCCAATGCTGATTCTGATGCGGCTAATGTGATTGCTGCAAACACAACTGCTGCTGAGGCTATGAGTGGTAAAGGGAATCCAAGTGCCACAGAGCAAAGTATGTTACCAAAGAAAATGGTAGGAGTTTCAGGTAGTAAAAGAATGGTAGGTGTGTGCTGATGGTTAAGCGTGAAGAAGAAGAGCAGATGAAAAAACTCATCGTTGAGATGGACACCAAGATGTCCCAGCGTTCTTTCAAGTATTTCTTTGAAACAGTATTAGGTTTTGAATATGCAGACCATCACAAATTATGGAATGATGGATTGACTGATAACCGATACTACTGCGTCAAAGCGAGTCGTGACCACGGCAAATCTGTATTCTTCATGTCATACGCCCTTTGGATTGCTGCATTTAATCCCGATAAACACATCATGGTTTTCTCACATTCACTTGAACAGACACTTGAGCATATGCGTTTTATTCGTAATAACATAGACGCTGCCCCTTGTCTACAACATCTCAAGCCGGGTGGTATACCTTGGCGTAAGACATACTTTGAGTTCACTAACGGTAGCCGTATTATGGCTAAGTCGGTTGGTGGAGCAACTCGTGGTTTCCACCCTGACATTGTAGTATGTGATGATATTCTATCAGGTACGACGGGTAATGAACTTCAGCGTGCTGCTGATTGGTTCTATGGTGTTCTCCTCCCTGTTCTTCACCACCAAGGTAAACTTATGATGGTAGGAACCCCATTCAGTTACAATGATTTGTATGCTGAATTAGAAAGGAAGGAGACATTCCAAGTAGAGACATATCCCGCTATTAACAAAGAAGGTGTCCCTCTTTGGCCTGACCGTTGGAGTTTAGAAGCATTGGAAGATAGAAAATTATCCATGCCAGCAATTCAATTTACTCGTGAGTATCTTTGTGAACCTATTCACGATGTTGCGAGTATGTTCCCGATGCCTGTTCTTGAAAAGGCTCGTGATAGAGAGTTGATATTACTCAAGAATGCTGAGACGGAATATGATGCTAACGGGGATGCTATGGGAGTTTTCGGTCACCATTTCATTGGATGGGACACAGCGATTGCATCTGATAAGAACGCTGACTTCACCGCTATGGTTGTACTCCGTCAACCTCCTGATGATAACATTAAACAAATTGTTGGTATTATACACGAGCGTGGTATGAGTTCAGTAGCACAGAAGCGTCAAATCATTTTACTCAATCAAAGATTCCAACCTGACCTCATTGAACTTGAGGGTAACAACTTTCAGCGAATGTTTGCTATGGAGTTAAAAGAAATGCGTGAGGATATTCCTATTAGAACATTTATGACAACTCGTACAAGAAAGGAAAGCATCTTCATGTCATTACTCATGGCTTTTGAACAAGGACATATCAAAACACCTTATGGTAATGAGGAAAGTAGGATATTTACACATAAATTAGAAGAAGAGTTGAATAGATTCGGTATGCAGAAAAGTGGAAGGCTTGAGAGTGTTGGTGTACATGACGATTTGGCTATGGCACTTGCTTTGGCTAATTGGGCTACGAAAGAGTTCAGAGGTTCTATTGTAATGCTTGATGATATTCTACCCGGTATTGACCGCATTATTACAGGAAAAACAAACGGAGAGTGGGTGATACCATGAGAGAAGATAAATTAGGCGGAAAAAAACATGGAATGGTTTTAATTATTTCAGTAGGAAAGAAGGGAGACAAAGACCCTGTTCATGTCGCTGACCCTGATACGAAAAAGAAGTCAACCCACATAAGAGACGACTACCATGGTAAATATGGAATAAGCGACGAATCATCGGATAAAGAAGATTTTAGAGAAAGAATTGAGCAAGATGTAGATAGATATGTCAAACCTCGCTCAATGAGTGAACTTAATGCTGAAAGTAACCCATATGCTGGTATGACAACAGAAGAGTCTAATGAGTTTAATAAGCGTACAGCAGAAAAAAGCCAGCGAGAGCAAGCGAGCAAACCAATTGCAGTGCAAGAGAAAATCCCTGCTAAAACAAAAGAGGAAAACCTATACAATCAAATCTTTGATGATATGAAAACAGCGGCTTTTGCTGACGCTGATACCAAAAAGAAGGCTCTCCCACCTGAAGTTATCGGTGGTGGTTTACTCACTGGACTCGGTGGAGGAACACTTACTCATTTTATGAATTGGGTAGGGGGGAAAGATGCTAACTAAATTACGCTCTCATCATTATCCTCGCTTTAAGCATAAAGTTCGTAAGATTCTACCGGATAGTATTCGTTTTAGGACAGTTTGTAGGAAATGTAGGGCACTCCCAACACCACATGAAAAAAAATGTGTTACTTGTTTAATAGAACATGCATTATCTTGGGGTAAGGCTTGGTAAATAAAGTTAAGTAGAGGTCAATAGTGAGGTCAAATTATGTGGGGGTCAGCATTGATAGAAGATGATTTTGGTGAAGTACATACCTTTACCCCTGTTTCCAAAGAAAACCCTGCTCCGATTAAGAAGGAATACCACTTCGCTCTTAATGGAGATGGGTGGTTTGAATCCTCACTTGGATGTAACGCTGAGACTCTTGTAAAGAGGCTTAGAAAAGCACGAAGGGCCAATAAAGACAATCGTGATGAAATTGATAATTTTATCAAAGATGTGAGAGCAATTAAATCTCTTGAAACAGATATGACAATTAAAGGATTATCTTGGGGAGATTCTTATGAATACACTATCAAACAACTCGGACTTAATGACCGTAAATTGAAAAGTTTGAGGAAGTTTGGTGAGAGCAGATGTGTGTCTCTTGAACAAGCATGTATGTTATGGGATAAGGCTGAGCAGACTTTGAAAATGCTTGATGAGCATGAAGATGTTTGGGGAGTAGAAGAACAGCAAGCATGGGCTGGTGCTATGAAAGACAGAAGTTCTGCTCGTAAAATGTGGACTAATTCCCTCCATCCAATTGATAAATTATCAAAAGCAGAAAAAGATTTCTTAGACTTTGCATCTAATGAACTCCTTGTAAAAGGTCCAATGAAGGCTAATACTATACGAGGTAATTTATCCGATGCTGGGTTACTTAAAAAATCTCAAACAGATAGAAAACTCACCACCCTACTGAATATGTACGGTGAAGATGTAGATATTGTGAAAGGTGCTATCAAAGGAACTTATGTTCGTATTACCAGTGATGGTTTAGTATTGAAAGATGTTTGGTCTTACAGTGCTGGATTTATTGATGCCGATGGTTACATTACCATCACCGAGCGAGGCGAGCCTCGTGCGGGAATGATAGCAACTGGGGATAGAGGTAAGATTCATTGTGAGGATTTATTCAAGACACTGGATTGTGGTGTTCTTTCTACTGATAATAAAGTCTACAAAGAAAGTCAACGCAGTCAACATCGCCTTCAATTTTATTCAAAGGCTGATTTACGAAAGTTACTTGGTGGGGTGTCCCCCCACCTAAAAATGAAGTCAACGCAAGCAAAGGCAGTTTTGGCTTACATTGATGAAAAGGATAAAACTCGTAAACAAGAACTCAAGCGTTTAGTACGATTTGAAAATTGGAAAGATGATAAAAAGAAATCTCGTGCTTTTTTAGATGATTGGGGAATTGATATAGACACCATTGGGAAATATAAGGAGGGGCTATGATGGGAGAAGAACAAGGTATCGTAAGTCGCTTCCTTTCAAGTTTAGCGACTCCATTCCGAAGGCGTACTACACCTCAACCTCAGATGCCGTTGTATACTACTGGTATACAAGAACCAGTTTTAGCGCAGGGTATTACACTCCCTGCACTTTATGCGGTTTCAAATGAGAATCTCATCCTTCGTACTGTGATTACAAAGTTAGGACAAGAAGTATTCCGTAGAGGTTATTATTGGGAAAAGAAGTTCCGAATGAAATGTATTGAATGCGAAGAAGAGTTTCAACATGAAGTTGATACTTGTACCGCCTGTGAGGGAGAGGTTCGTAAACCTGATATTAACCAATCACTTTACGCCAAGTGGTTATTGAATGGAGAAAACTCTATGGAACAGACTTTCATGCAAGTTTTAGCAGAAGTTGAAAGAGACTTGAATATAGTAGATGATGCCTTCCTTTTACTCATCAAAGAGTATTATGTTGATGATAAAACAGGAGAGGTTCAGTTTTATCGAGTGAAGGAAATCATTCGTGGTGACCCTATCTTTATGCGTATTATCGCTGACAAGCGTGGGGTTCGTGGTGGCCGCTACAAGATTTGTCGTATTCATCGTGACATGGTTGCATATCCCGGTCAAGAACCAAAGTGTCAGACCTGCGGTGCTCGTTTAGTTGACGCACACTATGTCAATATGGCTGGTTCAGGTAAAAATCAATACTTCATGAAGGGTGAAGTTATTCACTTATCAAAATATAATCCCGGTAAACTTTACGGGCGTTCCCCAGTAAACACTCTTTGGAGACAAGCCATGACACTTACTGCTATGGATAACTACATCTATACTGCTTATCAGAAGCGTAGGATTCCTAAAGGTATCATAAGTGTTACTACTGACAATCTTGAATCAATGAAGTCCTTTTGGAAAGGCGTTGATGAAAAGATGGAGCGTGACCCGCATTACATTCCTAAAGTTGGTATTGAATCGGCTTCAGGGCGTGGTGGTGTGAACTGGGTCAAGTTTATGGACACACTTGAAGAGATGCAATACATCGCTGTTCGTGATGAAATCCGTAACCGTATTGCTGCATTCTATGGTGTATCGTCAATTTTCATGATTGACAATGGTAAATCGGGTGGACTCAATAATGAAGGTCTACAGATTCTTGTTACTAATCGTGCTGTTGAGTTCGGACAGAAGATTTACACCGATGTTCTATTCCCTCGTATGCTTCGTGAACTTGACATTTCTGATTGGAAATTAACACTCTATCCTAACGAAGAAGAAGATGAAATCACCCGTTTACGCCGTGATGAAATGGAAGTCAATCTTGCTCAGCGTATGCAAATGCTTGGTTATGAACCTGAATTGTTAGAAGAAGGGGATAGAGATGTCCGATTCAGTTATCGTAAGAAGCCACCTCAACCACCTCAACCACCTCAACCACCTCAAGGCGGAATGCCTCCTCCGGGCGGCGGTATGCCTCCGGGTGGTGGAATGCCTCCGGGCGGCGGTATGCCTCCGGGTGGTGGAATGCCTCCGGGCGGCGGTATGCCACCCCAAATGATGCATCAAGGTAGAATGCCTCCGGGTATGATGGGCCATCAGGGTATGCCTCCGGGTGGAATGCCAATGCCTCCTTCACAACCGGGAGGAGAAGGTATGGGAATACGCACTCCAAGAAGCCCAGCAAGACCTCAACAAAGAGGTAGTCCGGGTGCGGGAGCACCAATGAGCAGTGTCCAACAAAGAGGTATCGCTCCATCTATACCTCAGCAGAATGTACAGTCCTTACAAAATAGTAGAAGGCTTCGTGGTGCGTAAGGCTATTTAGGGTGATATTACTACGAAGGTAATAGAGGCGAGACTATGGACTTACTGAAAATGAATCCTATGGCACGAAAATTGACAGTTCACACTGATGCATTCAATAAAGCATTGGAGAGTAGTGACCCGTTTGCTGCACAACAACATTTGAATGAAATTATGAAGTTTGCTGGGTATTTGAATGATGATATTCATACGGCAGTGAAAAAGGCAGAGGAACTGGTTGATGTAGTTCAACCCGGTGAATCTACTATTATCAAAATGAATCAAAGTGGGCAGAAGTTTGATGTCTCACAACGAAGTGCTGTATTACCCGGTGTAATTGTATCTGCTCGTGTCGGAAACGGCTCAAGAAAGCACTACGGTACATTTGGTCGTTATTCCCCTAAGTGAAGGTGTAAATATGTCTGAAGAATCTGTCGCTGAGCGTTTAATGAGTACCTTGATTTCAAAAATGGAATCTATGGATGGTGACCTTCAAATGCTTAAAGCAGAGAATCAACAACTACGAAACGCTGTTAGTGACCCAATTTCCATGTTAAGAAAAGCAGGTTTTGTTGCTACTATGACTCCTCTGAGTCAAGATGTATCTACTGATGCATTTAGAGGCGATGTTAGCGTTGAAAATGAAATGAGTTCCGGTTTACTCAAGAGCCAAGGTGAATACTCAAATAGTGACATTCATCTAATGTCTTGGGATGAGATTCATGAAATGGCTGGACAAGCCAAAGAAACAGAGGTGACACAATGAAGCCTATCCCATCCCCAATTAGCAGAGAGGCATTTGATTTAATGAATAAAGCACGAGATATGATTACTCGTATTGATTCACTTGTAAAAGATGGAGACACTTTTACTATAGGAGATGCTGCTAAGGAGTCAGGGTCATTGTATAGAGTCCCAACATCCCGTGGGGAACCTTCTGCAAAAGAGGGTTCGTTAGGATGGGAGGAATATCAGCATTTGCGTGAAAGAGGCGATTTTGAACATATGCGTGAACTTGAAGATAAAGTTGGTGATGTGGAGGCCCAAATCGGTGGAGAATGGGCTTCAGACGAGGAGGCAAAAAGACCACCTCGCTCTGAAGTAAGAGTTCGTGGAGAGAAAAGAGGGGAAGAAGGCCGTGGGCGAAATACATTCAAAAGACCCGATGATGAAAGTTCTAAGAGAATGACTCCTGAGCAAAGAGGGATTGATGTTAATAAATCAGGGGATGAAGGTTCTCAACCAACATTTGCTACATCATTCAATACTAACCCACAAGACATGGCTTTTGTTTCTGAAAGTGGCGGCACAACTCGTAGCGCATATTATTCTACCAATCAACATTTACTTGACTCAGAAGATGTGGCTAATAAAGGCACAACTTCAGTCTCCATCAGTCTTGAAAAACTCGCATCAATGCTTAACCCACACGAAGGCGGTGGGGTAAGTCGTCTTGAAGATAACGGGGTTTTGAAATCTGTATGCAAACACTGCGGAGGTAACCAATACTCTGGTTGCCGTGGTAACTGTCCAATGAAAGAACACCTCAAATGAAGAGGGGTTTTAGATGAGGGAAAATCCAACTGATTGGTATTATCGAAGTCGTAATGAACTTCTAAAGTCCATCTTTGATGGCATTGATTATCTAAATGCTATTGGAGATTTTAACTTCGCTAAGATGAACTTAGCATATCATCAAGAGATTATAGAGAGAACATCAATTGACGAAGTATGCGATTCTCTGTTAAAAGCAGAGCAAAAAGGAACCCCTTCTTTTGAAAGAGGGGCGGAGATGAAACTTGGGAAGCATCATTGGCAAGGTCGTACAAAAGAAAGAGAACTGAAAGATGTAGCATCTTCTTTCCCTCATGTTGAATATAATCAATTTGTACATTATCCTGAATCGCATCCTCATCATAAAAATCATCACCCACTTCGTCGGAAAAATACACTAACTGATAGGTCAAAGATGGTAGAGACATTACGCCGTTTCTATTTAGCATCAAAACCCGGAGAGAAGAGTTTGGCTGAACAGTACAAATATGCAGAGATGGGTAAAGAGAGATATGAGGAGAAGCAAGGTAACTTATCTGTTATTGGTAAGTCTTATTATGATAATACAAAGGGTATTGATTCAAAAAAGCAAAGTTTCCTCGGCTCTTTAGGTGACCATTATCAGCATGATATTTACATGGATGATTTTGAAAGATGGAAGGCGGCTAATCCTGAAATCAGAGATGAGATGATTAAAAAATATCCAAAGACGGTTGAGCACGAACATGCTCTTAGACTAAAACACTTTGAGGATGTTGCTGATAAATGGGAAGGCGACCAATTTCATGGTGAGACACTTAATCCAAAAGATGATATGACTGAGGAGGAGATTCAAGAATATATTTATTCAGGAAAAAATCCTGACGACCTTAACCCTATCCAAATCAAAGAAGGATTAGGGTATGAAGGTTACTTGTATGGCTTGGAGTTCATGAGTCCTATTGATAGACACAAAGTTATAGAACATCTTCATGAGTCAGGAAGTGATGCACAAGATGCTCAAACTATCAAATTGAGTGGTAAAAACACAGTTTCTGCTGGTCGCATCAAAAGAAATCTTGCTCAGAGATTTACTGGTGAGTTTAACGCATATTCTCGACCTCAACATATGCATGGGCCGAATGTTAAGAAACACTATGAAACTATAGATGATATACCCGATGGTGAAAGTACCTTCATTAAACAGGCTTTGATGGAGGCTATGCAATCTGTACCATATGATTCTGAAAATAAATCATCAACTTCGTTTTATCAAAATCTTCTTAATGAATATAATGAACTCTTAACAGAACATAGGGACTCTAATGTTCCGGGAACATACGAAGAGGGGGATGAACCCCCTCTTTTGCATTTGCCCGTAAGAGGCATGATGCAAGGTCATAAAATCAATAAAGGCGCAAGCGAGCACGAACATGGTCTTAGTGAAGGAATACTCAGTGAGTTGAAAATACTTGATGAAAAACCATTTGAGCATATTGGTTTAGATACTATGCTGGGACTATGTGGTTATAATTCTGATATGACAGAAATAGAGAATCACCCTCTCCTAACAGGATATGAAGGCCCGCTTGTTGCTAAGGATAAAATTGCCGAAGTCATAAAGCACGCTAAAAAACTCGCAGAGGTAACTAAACAACAAAAACCTATTCGTAATCACGATGCATTTCATCATTTAGGTAGTAATGGTCCTGATATTCAAGACATCCCAGAAAGTGAAAGAGAGCACTGGCTTACAGATTCTTCGGGAAACCCTATAGGTCTCGGTGCTCACTTCGCTGAAGAGTTTCATCACCAAGGAGGGGTAGGAAGAAATGTATTGAATAAATTAGAAATGATGCACGATTCATTACCGAAAGATGATGATGGATATTCAATAATGGGTAAAGTAGAAGGTGACCGTTTTGTTCCTAATCCAAAAACAGTAGGGCTTTGGGGTCGTTATATCCCTTCTCTATTTTCTAAAGAGACAAGAGAGCACGCAGGTGCTCACGGAATCACCTCGCTATGGGATTCAGCCTCTCATATTAGGGTTAAAAAACCAAGGAATAGTAAGAATCTACCATTCCAAGGTATGACTTCTCTTTCAAGTGGCTACTCAAATAAAGTCAGATATATGACTGATGATGAATTAAAAGAGTATTATTCTGGAGGTACTGCAAATAGAGCAGCACTGGGAGAACATGGACATTTTTCTTCTAATGCAATTAACGCTATCGGGGGTATGGGGAATAAAGTAACCCAAAGCGACAGTAACGCACGACAAACCCATCGTTTAGTTACAGCGGGTGGTCGTCTTAATCCACCACATGAACCAATGGGTAAACATAGTTGGCTTAAAGTCAATAATATCACTGCTAAAACTAAGTTATCTCATAGTGAAGGGAGTAAGGAATTATTCGGTATCTTCCAAGGTCATAAGAAAAAGAAAACTGGGGAGTTTAGGATTCTTAATCCCGCTCATCAAGATAGAGTAGACGAATTAGACGAAGAATATGACGACATAAGTAACATCATAATGAATTATGAATATGGTAGTGATGAATATGCACGAGCCAATGTGAGATTACATGAAATTGAAAGCGAGATAGAGGATATTGAAAAGAAGGCAATACCTGATAATAAGAAAGGTTGGGATTGGGATGCAAAACAATCTGAGATAAAGGATGAAAGTGACCATAGTGCTATTATGCAAATGGCTCATAAACTCAAACCTGAGATGGAGAAACTTGACCCCGATGCATTCAATCCTGAGAACCCTGAAAAGTTCTTAGCAAATACTTCTCGTTTGATGCGAGATGCTAACATGGCTTTACTACGATTACCTCATGCTTCTCATGGATTAACAACTCATGGTTATGGGGATATTAAGAGGGAAGCGAAGAGTGCGAGTGAATTATTATCTCAAGGGAAGGATGAAGTTGTATCTCCACACCATACTATTGCTCAAGTCTTAGGTATGGCTGGAAAGGAGATTCTTCCTACTATGTCTCAAGAAAAGGTTAGACAACTTCTCCAATTACCTAATGATAAGGCTCATAATGATATGATTGAGAGGTTATTAGAGGGTATGGATGCTCCTGTAAAAGTATTACGACATGGAGATTTACTTGGTAGTGGGGTTAGTTTTGCTGGTGAAGAGCAAAATAAACTATTTTCTACTCTTAGTGGTGAGCATCACGATACAATTGATGGACTTCTTGCTAACCACATAAGCACTCGACCTCACTATACCGATGCTTCTGCTCAAAAAAGTGCAAACAAGAAGTTCAAAGCCAATTTCAATAATAAATATGGTAGAAGTTTGGGTTTGATGGAAAATCTATTCAGACCTACTCAGCAAAAAAATATAGATTTACATGGTTTATCTCGTATTCAATTAAGTCACCGTGGTAGTGATTATGGAAAAGGCATGAACGCTATAGGAAGTACCAAAGGATGGTCAAATGAGGCCGTTAATACTGCGAAAAGTAGAGTTCATGACCTTTACATGTTTGACCCAACAAAGGCAGAGACAATGGACAAGGTTGTTGCCCCTTCAACTACAGTAAGAAGTGCTGGTTGGGGTGCTAAGCCAATTCATCCCGCTAATAATGAGGGAGTATCTGTTCAGGATATGTATATTTCAGGCGGAATGGATAGTGGTTATCCAATGACGCCATCTGTAGGTTTTGAGTTCCCCGGAAATAAGACTGCTATTGCTGGGACTAATACTGAGACTGAGTATTTACACTCTATACCTGAAGAAGCGATGAAATCACTTCATGGTGAAGAGGCTGTTAAGCAGGTTCTTTCATCAGGTTATCAAGTTCCTGTGGCAATAACAAATATGAATCGCCCTGATGTTGCTGGTTTACCGTCAAACATTGACCCAAATAAAATCTCAACAAGCGACCCATTAGAAACACTCACTGTATTGATGAATCCTGACGCTTTATTGAAGGATGATAAATCAAAACCACCCCCTGTATTACCAATGCACCGTATATTTTCTTTGAAAGACTTTGAAGCCCTAAGAGGTTTCAGTGGAGACTGGGTAGTATCTGCTTTCTATGATGGAAAGCGTATGATGGTCACAAGAAAGGATAGTAAAGTTACTTGTTATGATGAAAATAACGACGCAGTACCCCTAAGTGATGATGATAAAGAGCAATTTGAGGCGATAACTGAGCAAAATTACACCGTTGACGCTGTAAAAATGAAAGATGTTATCCATATCATAGATATTATTGATTATGATGATACAAATATCGCTGATTTAACGGTTCGTGAGAGGTTAAAAGTCCTCAGAGGACAGTTTGATAGCCACGAACATGTCTTAATACCCGGTCCATATGATACTCGTATGACAGAAGAAGGTGGTTTAGAGTCTACTGTGAAGAGTCTCCAAGAAGAACATAACCAATTATTACTTCGTGACGCAAAATCTACTTACATGCGTGGGGAGCGTAGACATCCTAAGTGGTTTTTACTTCGTAGTAATAAGAATGTGAGTTTCATAATCTTAGATGTTAGAGGAAAAGGGCCATACACATACCGATTAGGAGCAGGGCCATTAGATTCTGAAGGTTTTGGAAATCGTGGTGTTGAATATGACGGTAAACAGTATCTTGATGTTGGTACAATTAAAAGTCCTAAGCCATTTAACGAAGGAGATACTGTATCAGTTTCTGTTTCAGGTGTCAAAAAGCGCAATCGTAAAGGCAAAATAATCTATGATGTAACCTCTTCAAAGATAGTAGGAGAGGCTGAATCAGAGAGTCCAGCGAGTCTTGAAACACTATCTTTATTGGCTAAATCTCATCCTATAATCCCGATTCCTTATGATATAATCCTCAAAGATGATAAAATATCTATCGTTTTTGATGGGTTAGACGAGGTAATTTACAAGGCAGAATCCAGTCATACTGGGGATTGGGCACATTCTCCTAAGTCAGTAATGGGTGAATTAAGTCAATCTGACTACACTTTACAACTGGCTGAAAGCGTTAGACCGCTATGGAATCAGGCTGTTTCTTTAATGATGAAAGGTATAGAACCTGCACATTCTATGGATAAGCCAAAAAATAGGAAGCGTAGTGAAGAAGATTCTGCTGGGGTTATTGAGGCTGAGAGTGAAGATACCATTCTAAAACCTATGTTGAAAACTATATCTCGTATTGCTGACTTAACAGAAAGAATTGATATTCTGGAAAAGGAGAAAATGACAGGTGGACCGGGTGCTCGTGGTATGGGCATAAATGTAGGTAGTGCTATTGAATCCCCAAGAGGGCCAACCAGTCTCGTGAGTGAGGAAAGCGTACCCGATTGGGACATGATTGAGCGACCAACAGAGGACTCCGAAGAAGAATACCCTTCAGTTACGCAAAGAAGGTTAAAACAGAAAAATGCTAAGCAGTCCCCCACTTATGAAGCAGAATCGGAAAAAACCGATGAAGGTTCATTGATATAGGTGAAGCGACAGAGAGTGAATCAGTGTGTTACGAACTCGGCAACGAAGCATTGAACTCCTCAAATCGGGGAGTGACCTCATTGTTGCAGGTTATGCTTCAGTAGAGTTAGTAGACAAACAGGGAGACTTAATCACAAGGACAGCATTGAAAGACGCTTTCAAAAAGTTCATGAGTGACCCTAAATACCGAAATGTCCAATTAGCACACTCAAATATACAAGTCGGTGAAGTAATAACAAATTATACGGATAATCAAGGGAGGTTGTGGAAAAGCGAAGTAGATGATGCTGGAATGTTTGTCGTAGTACAACTCCGGGATGATATTGAAAAAGCACGAGAAGTCGCCAGCGAAATACGCAAGGGCAATTTAGCGGGATTTAGTATCGGAGGACAAGCATTCAAGCGAGTAAACAAAAGCGATAAAAACCACGGCACTTACCAAGAAATCTCAAAATTAGAACTACACGAAATAACAATCTGTGAAAAAGGAATTAACCCCGAAGCAACATTCAACATATTAAAAGAAGATAAAAACAAGGTGACCAAAATGACTGATGAAGTAATGGACCAAATGAACGATGTATTAAGCCGCTTAGAAGGGCGACTTGATTCTATGGAGAAAGGCGAACTACCCCCAGCACTTGCTGCTGCAATTGCCAAGAAAAAAGGCAAAGGGGATAAAGACTCAGATGATACTCCTGAAGATACAGAAGCACAAGATGATAAGGATGAGGACAAAGACGACAAAGAAAAGTCTCAGTTCTCTGATGTTATCACATCTGAATATCTTGACTGGATGGAACACACACTCAAGTCTGCTGGTGTCAATACCGGACAAGCACGACAACACTTTGATGATGTAGCAAAGGCAAATCTTGGCTCTACTCCTGAATCAATTGGCGACGGCGCAGATTACTTCGCTGGACAAGTCAAGGGTCGTGCTCAAGAAGGAGGCAACCCATCTACTAACGCAATTTCCCGTACTACTGGTGGTGGAAAGGGAAGCAGCACAAAGAAGTCTGACTTCATTAACTCTACATCTATTGGTGGACACCGAATCGAAGAAGCATACGGAGTTTTCAAGGCTGCAAAGCAAGAAGAAGAGTTCCGTAACTCTCTTGAATCCAACTTTGAAGGCCGCTACACTCACGAGCGTACCGAAGAAATCACAAAGGCAGGGGCACAAAACTTTGATGCTCGTGCTCCTCTTGATGAAGTAATGAAAGCACTCGGTTCACTCAATGAACGCATTGACAATCTTTCCAACGGAGGAGGCGAATTGCTTTCTAAGTCTTTACCAACAGGGAAAACAAATCTTGAAGTGCCAAGCACTCAAGACCTTGGTAACATGACATGGGATGAAGTTCACCAACTGGCTGGAGGGCTATACCGCAGCGAGTGAAAACTCAACAACAATAATAAAAAAAATAGGAGATGAAATATAATGGCACGAGATTATGTACGAACAGTCAGCGATATGGAAAGATACTACTATGGGGCAGGTAACTCAATGGGTTACACCTACACTGGTAGTGAACTTCTGAAGTCGGATGCACCAATGCTCAGCACAACTGCTGGAACTTACCAAGCAATATATGGCCGTAAAGTATGGTCACAGTTGAACCAAGAGTTCAACGCATTCTCAGTTCTTCCTAAGAAACCTTGGGAGCGCAGTGGATGGAGAGTCATTACCGACAAACCAAACTCCGGTGTTGTACACGGTGGAATTGCAGAGAACGGCACACTGCCTGAAACTGTTAAGCCTGTGTTCCAACATGTTGCTGCAAAGCCTAAGACCATCGCTCACTCTTTTGATGTAAGCGAAGTCGCTGTTTTCCTTGCTGACAAGGATGATGGTATGGGTGACATGCGCTCAGTTCTCAAAGAAGAAATGGGTAAGCATCACGCAGAGATGGTAAACAAGATGCTTCTTGTGGACTCCGAAACAACTGCTGGTAACAACTTTGAATCCCTTGACCGCATTACTGGTAATGACGGTGGAGCATCCGGTGGACTAACATCTATGGAAATGGGTGCCTCCGCTGGAACTGACCACTGTGGCACAGGTGACCTTGACATCTACAGCATTGACCGAAATGCAAACGCATGGTCTAACGCAGAAGTAAACTGTGGTGCAGACCGAGCAGCAGGTAGTCGCCGAACTCTTTCACTTGACCACCTTGACACAATCTTCCAACAAGTTTGGGAGCGTGGTGGTAACCCTAAGTGCATCCTAACTGGATATGATACTCTAATGAGACTACAGCAACTCCTACAGGCGCAACAGCGTTTCATGGAAGAGAAGCGTGTTACTCCAACCTACAACGGTGTTAAGGGTGTACCGGGTATTGAAGCCGGATTCATTGTAGCAACCTACAACGGTGTCCCAATCATTCCTACCAAGGACATGACAAAAGACGGTCTAAGTCGTATGTATCTCCTTGATACTGACTATCTTTACTTCAGCACAGCAATTCCAACCCAATACTTTGAGAGTGGAATTGAAACTGGTGACCCATTCGCAATCAACCGCCTCGGACAAGAGGGACTTTACCGCACAATGGGTGAAGTATGGACTACTTTCTTCGGAGCACAAGCAAGCATCCGTGACCTGAGTTGAGCAAAAAAATAAAAAAAAATAATGGAGATGAAATATAATGGCAACTGAATTAACTATTACAGGAACAGCAACAGCAACCCTTGTGGGTAACTGGGAACTTCGTGCAGGGTCAGCAGACTCAGCAGAATGGCTTGACGGCGCAGCAGATGTATCTTATCCGGGCGGTGGTCCGGGTACTTTCAACGCTTCTAATAGCGATGGAGCAAACGGATATGACCCAGCACCTAAGATGGCATTATTCAATGTAACAGGTGGCGCAGATGGTGAAACAATCATCCTCGCTGGTGGAGCAACTTCTATTCTGAGCGTAATGGCAACCGATGGTGGTACAGCAGCAGTAGCAGTTGGTGCATCTTTTACAGCACTTACCCTTACTCTACAATACTTGAGTGGTTCGGCAAATGTAACCACTGTAATGGTACTATACAACTGAGGTGAGGAAACTTGCCTAAGATAACATACATTGGTCGCTCTTACGAGACACCGAATATGGATGCAACCCATCCAGCCTTCTTACGAGGTAAAACTCGTGAAGTAACACAGGCTTGGATGGACAAATACTTTTTGCGCTTTGGTCCTGATTACATCATTGAGGACTATGAAGCATCTGTAGATATTGGTAACGATGGCATCCCTGATTCGGGATGGAGTCGTTCAGACATCTCTAAGTGGCTTTCTACTTATGACATTACACCGAAAGGCTATGCAACAAAAACTACTCTTCTATCACTCGTGGAAACTGTAATGAGTCCCGATGGAGTAGAAGAAACTGAGGCTCTTATTGAAGAGAGTCTTGAAGAAACAACAGGAGATGAACTATAATGGCAGTAACTATTGACGCAAGACCGAGTTATTTCGGTGACAGAATGATTGTAACCGGAACTTATGCAGCGACAGATACCTCGATTGCTTTGAGTGGACTTTTAGCAAGCATTGATGCAGTAATAGTAAACCCAGTAGGAGCAGGTAATCTCGCAAAGATTCAACATATTGATATTGCTGGTGGAACAACTTATGCAGCAGTAGATTGCATCTTGCCCGGTGATATGGCTACTTTCAGTGGTACTACAATTACTATTGCAGCCACTGCTATAGGTCATGGAACTCTTGGTGGAACTTTCCTCGCAATAGGTCGCCGCTCTTGAGGTGACTTAAATGGCTAAGACGGTAACAATTCTTGGGCCTTATCCGCCTAAAGATTTCAATGATACAACAGCAACTGCTGCTATAGCAACCGCTATTAGTGCTGCAATTGCCAGTAACACATGCGTATCAGCCGACCCACATGTTATTCTTGGAAATGTTTTTATCTTTGTGACAACCAGTTGAGAGTGAGGAGTATGTATGTCACTGGCCGAACAAACAATTGACCTAACAGACATTGAGCGTTTTCAAAAACAAGGCATTCGTTCTGACGCTTCTACTTTACTTGGCAAAGTCATTGATGAAGAGAATCCTCTCAAGGGGATTACTTCTGAGCAACGCAATCGTAATTCAGAGGCAGCAGATGTCTTGAACATTGGTTCAGGCACAAGATGTCAAAACTGTGGTATGCTTCATTTCCTATGGCGTGAGTCATGTGGTGCTTGTAACAAGCCAATGGAGTATAATCTTGGGCATATAGATGCTGAAAATAGAGCGTGATTAGATGCCAATAGTATTCTCACCCGGCGAGGCTGAAACAAGACCTCTTGACCCTTCCGCTATTGTTTATACCACTGCACAAAAAGTTGCAGATTTTCTCTCAATAGGCCCTCAAGAAGCCGTTCTTGTAAGCGGAGATAGCACTGCTACTGCCGTTTTCGTTACTGGTGCTGATTACAGAACTACTGGTTTCACTGTTGGTGACACCATTCTTCTATACTCCGACGCAGACCCTTTGGGTTTAGAGAGAGTTATAACGACAATCACAACAAACGCTCTTGGTGTCCAACTATCCTTCGCTGATAGTATAACTCACGCTGATTATCAGGCTGCTGACAATGCCTATGTACAGAATACAGCATCCTTCACTAATGGTAAAACTCGTGGTATGAAGAAATCAATCGTAGAGACTCGTATCAAAGAGGCTCAAGATAAGATTGATAACATCACACACAATGCTTGGCGACCCTATCTTGTGAGTGCTGAATACATCAATTTTGACACTTACAAACCATATCGTCGCCGGTACTATACTGACTATGTAGGTACTGCCCCTCTTCTATTCCGTAATGTTCAACAAATCCTTCGTCTTGAATTATGGCAGGGAGACGATTATCGTGAAATTGCTACAGCAGAGGCTCGTATCAAAATGCCCGATGATGTAAGAGCACTCACAGGTTCTATTGTCATATCTTCAGGGAATGGCTCTGCTGCGACACTTACGATTGGGACAGGTACTTCTCAATGGCGTGCCGATTTTGACCCGGCATCTTCTTCTCAAAATCTTGCAGACTTGATTAACAAAGAGGACCGAGTATCTAAAGCAGCAGTGGATTTCGCTCCAGCCTATATTTTAGAAGGCTCTTCAGCCAATGTAGCACTCAATAATGAGTTCCTTGCTACGGCTAATTCTGATTATGGTACAGGAGTCGTGAAAATAACCAGCATGAGAGCAGGTAAAGGTGGAGAGACTTGTTCTATTGTAGCCACTGATACCAATATCTCATTCGGCCAAACAAGTAGTGCTATAGCCACATTCGTTGGCCTCGCTGGTTCAACTATTACTGTGGATGATACCGCTTCGTTTGTTAATGCAGGTGTCTGTCTTGATGCGAGTGGTGATGTATTCAGTTATACAGGTAAGACGCCTACTACTTTTACTGGGTGTACTATTGTAGTAGGCTCGGCACTTTCTTCAATTACTGGTCAATTAACCCAGTATATCTTCAAAATAGACCTTCAAGGAGGCAGTAGTAAGGGAGATAACGCAAGACTGCGAGACTGGTGGCTTGACCATGAGATGGGTGTTGTTTACTTCAATAATTCTTATCCTTTCTTTGAATGGAATGCGATTAAAGCCTCATATATCTACGGCGAGAGATACTTGGAGAAGGCCATTGAAGAAGTTGCTACTAAGATGGTAGCAATTGATGTCTTGATGTCAGATGATAGAAGTGTTTTGATTCCTGAAGGCACACAAAATGTGGACCTTACTTCTAAGATTCAACTTTTACAGAGTGAGATTGACCGTATCTTGGCTCGTTATATCGAGGTCATTGTATTTGAGTGATTATTATGGTTAGCGGTCCTCAAGATGAGTATTTGGAGTTGTTGACTATTGAGATGTCGGACCCTAAATACCAAAAGGAAATGCGTGAAGTAGTCACTAAAACGCCTGAAAATTACCGTAATAAGGTAGAAGCACAGGAATTAGGGGATGAAAACATCATGAAAACTGAAGAGGGTTATAAGCAGAATAATAAACCAGCACCACAAGGTTTAATTGATGCTGCCTTAAAGCGTGCAGATGAGCGTATGCTTCGTGAGTCCCCCTCTCTAATTGAGTATAAATTAGTATTCAAAAGTGGTCTTTTATTACCCAATAAAAAACAATATGCTGAAATGAA